GTCCCCGATCCGGAAACTCCGGTGCCTGGTGTCAGTGAACTCGACAATGCAGAACCTGCCAGCCAGGAAGTCTTTCATCACTCCGGATGGAGGAAGGCTTATGCTTATATCTTTATTGCAATTGAAACAGCGGCCCGCCTCTGAGGATTCCGGTACCGGAGTAAACTCAAACTCATCGGCCATGAACCGATAGACATCCTGGCGCATGTTACTCACCGGATAGACTTTAATCTGAATGGAAAGTTCTTTCATATTAGGATATTTATTTGTAATTCAACAAGTTCGCCATACATAGGACATTTTGTCCGCCATTTTGGGACAAAACGCATAGTTCGGTCGGTGATTTTTTAGCCGTTTTTTAACTTCTTTTTATATTCGCGGCGTTTTTTCCGCTTGCGGATGTTCTCCCGCCACCGATAGAAGTTCTTCAGCAACGCATCCTCACTGATGCTGTCTATGCAATACGCACATAGGAAATTGTGAACGATATCGAGATTGTTCAACTCATGCCCGTTCAAGTCGTTCTCGTCCATTGCCGTATGAAGTTCCCGGTTGAACATCCTGCGTATTTCCGTTTCTATGATTTTGGCCGACCGTGGAGACAGATAGTTGTATATTTCCGGATCCTTACCGATACGCCTCTCCGGGAGTATGATAGTCAGATTACCGTCATCTATGGGAGACTGGTTCTGATGACGCCGCGACATCAGCGTCCATATCACATGGTACAAGTCCGTATTGTCAGGAATACGGAAAGGTTCATCCGCACCGTTGTTGTACTTTCCACGCAGATATTCAGCCAGGTAAGGTGTAATTGAAATACTCGTCGTAATCATGCTCATTTCCTTAAAAAATTTTTTTGAAACCGTTTTTGTTTATTTTTGCTTCCAACTGTCCTACAGTCCAACAGCATTATTAAAGTTACTGATTATTATTTAGTTATACAAATTTACTATAAAGAAAATACTGTTGGAGGACGTCCAACACGTCCAACAAGCCGCATTTTTTGCCGTTTTTGTTGGACGGAGCCAGTTGGATGGTTGAAAAATGGCAATCCAACACGTCCAACAGCGTCCAACAAGACAACGCCATTGTAGTATATATATGATTAAATAGAAAATATATACTACTATACAACAGAGAGTTACATTTTAAAATTCTTTCTCTTGTTGGACTGTTGGACTGTTGGACGCCTCTTTTGAAATATTTTCTTTTCAAAACTCCCTCTATATTGCTTATCTTTTTATTCCAGGGGGTCCGGGGGATGGAGTAGGGAAGTATCATAAGATACCAGGAGGATGAAACCGAACGAAATGTCCGTAAATCAGAATATAAAAAAGCATTTATTCCCGATGGGGCGGCCACCGGGAATAAATGTCTGGTTTGTGATATAGGAAAATGTAACATCAGAACTTCAGTTCCTGGGGGGCACCGATTGCTCCGATAGGGTCATTGTCGGGATTATCGTCAACACGGGATTCTTCAGAACCGCGTTGCAAATCAATGCTATATAATTCTCTGAAAATTTCGTAGTTGATAGCTATGCAACTGGAATTGGTACACTTCTTCTCAACTTTACGCACCATGTCATTGTTGAGCTTTACCGGAATTCCGGTTTCATTGGGAGTATCTTCCTCGAAACCGCCGCGTGGTACCTCCACGACTTCATACCAATTGAACCGGCGTGCATGGACAAAGCCCAGGTAACTGGGATGGGAGCGGAGGTTCTGCTCGATGGTCGACTGCGTTGAGTCTTCCTGATTATAAGAAGAACGTGCGTACTGCGTATAGATGGTACTGACGCGTAGGAATAACACGCGGGTTCCTGCAGGAATAGGAACCTCTTTCTTCTCTCCTCCGGGCAGCTTGATGGTGATTCGTTCCGGTGTATCAATGGCGAAGTCCCTGCCTTCCCTGATTGCCTTGGTATCAATCATCACATCCATAGCCTTGAAGAATGTGGCCAGCTTATCCGTCTTGGAAATCAGTTCCACCTGGAATTTGATTTTATCGCAGGCTATTTTAAAAAACTCCTCATAGGTGAACGGTAATTTCAACTCTGTATAATCCTCAATCAGTCTGCATGTCGCCAGAAACAATGATGCAGTCTTCATGAGGCGGTCAATCTCACCGGCATTTATCAGCGCCTGCTTCAATTCATCATAGGATTTCTGTTTCAGTGCCCGGAAATGCTGCATTACCAGCGGACGCAGCTGAAGGACTTCAAAGAGGACATTCGACAACCCGATTTTGGCCGGATCCTCTATATCCTTGAGTTTGTTGAAAAGCTCCACTTCCTCTTGGGTTCGGTTTTTCGGTTTGGGGACTTCGCAGACTATAATACGTGACATGAGTGCATTATCATCACGTTGGGGAGTTTCCTGGCCGCAAATGACAACCGGCGCGTATACCTTGTCGTTTTCTATCTCCTTGCCGGATGTGCCTTTACGCTTCTGTCTTCCATCGCCATCATATACTATTCCTTTAAGTGCCTGGAACTTTATATCTGATATATCCTTATTGTTGTATTCATCAAGGACAACCGGAACATCCCGGAAAGTGCTCATCAATGTGGACATGGCGGCATCGGTACCGATGTTCAGGTTGAAAATCGGTATCTTGGGAGATATGAACAGGGAACGGATGGATATCGCAATCTGTGTTTTTCCGGATGACATCGGTCCCATAAAGAATGGCGCTGTAAACAAACGGTCTATGCAGTGTATATTGCTTCGGAAAGCACACATGATGGCAAAGAGAATGGCCCATTTCCCGTTGTCGTTGATTTTATATACACGGTCCATCAGTGAGGCCCATTCGTCGAAAGTGCAACGTTTGTCTATAGGGATTTCCTTATAGACAAGCTGTGAAATAAGTTCGTACTTGTCGGACTGCTTGCCGGAACCGGCATATATGGTGGAGAATGCCGGCAGATAATAATTCCGGCCATTGTGAGTGACCACTCCAAGCTCATTTACCGCATCAAATCTCGGTATTCCGTCAACAACATGGAAGATGCCGTTGGCGAAGGCAAAAAACTGCTGGTCTTCCCGTCGGGAAAAACCGTCTTCTTGCTGGTTCCCGTATGTGGAAACCTCTGTGCAAGTAACATAATGTCTGCTCATATATTCACGTATTTTAGTCCAATGTTTCTCTTCACCATTGGTGAAGTTGACTGCTTCCAGCATAATCAGCTTCTCCTCAACAGTGCTTTTCTTGGCCAGGATTTTGGAATTCACCTCAATGTAAAGCGGTGTCTTGTAATAACGGCGGTTTATTCTAAGGACACGCTTGTTTTCCTCGTCGTTGTCCGAGTAAATATGCAAAAGTGGAATCATATAGAAATCACCTACCATGGTATGGCCGGACTTCTCATTCTTGAAAAGGTAGCATACCGGTTCCCCCTGCTTGTTTAACTTCGGATAGTAATTGCATTGCTGGAACATCTGCAGATATTCCGGATTGTCCTGGACATAACGGGGAAGTTCGTCCGGGTCATAATTCTCTTCAGTATAGTCATCGTCCGTCCGTTGTGCATTGATGGCCATGCGTGACTTGCGTTTGGCCAGATAGGGCTTGAGTATTTCATTCAGGGCTTGCTTGGTCAGACCCAGGCAATTCTGAAAGTAGGTAAAGTTGATGATGCGTACCGAATCTTCCGCGTAGCTGATTATTTCGGCACAACGTTCGATATAGGGAGCACGCTCGCCATTATAGGTCTTAAAAAAAGATTTGTGCAGGAATACATAGAATTTCGCGAAATTGAAAGTCTCGATGATATCGTTTGCCTCCCCGTCCATATTTTCCTCGTCGTCACTTCCTTCCTCATCATTATCATCCTGGACATCCCGTTCGACCGTTATGGTGATATTGGAGAGCCCGGCACGGAAAATGGCAGATAATCCGGCAAGGTAACCGGATTCCGTACCGTCCTTTGCAATGGTAAGGCCATCGCTGTCAGAGGTGAACATCTGGCTTGCCTGACGCAACTGCTGTATGTCGTTCATTCCAGGAATGCCATGGACGTATGCTATGGGAGCATCTCCATACAAGGTGAGGAACTCCTGATAATTCGATGTCAGGATGCAAGGCTCATTCCCGCTACGTGCCTCCGCAATCATATCGATACCATATATGCCGGGAGCCATCTTGTCTTTCTCCTTGATGGAAGCTGTCTTCCGCTGCCGCAAGATGGAATTCACTTTCCGCTGGATGACTTCCGTGTTGCAGCCGAAAATCCCGGCCATTATCTCTATGCACTTGAGAAGAAGCGTTTCCGAAGGGATGACAGATATGAGGGTTGAAAGCCGTTGCATTGCCTCTTCCTCTCTGTTTGGGTCGGTTCCGGGATTCTTGCCTCGTAAGGAGATGGCAAAATATTGAAGGAAATTTTGTTCCCGGTTTGCAAGCCATTTCCCGGTTTCAAGTTTCTGCTCCTGGGCAATATTATCAGGATCTTTCCCTTCAGGAAGCGGAACTGCACTGACCTGGAAACCCGCACGCAAGAAAGCCTCACAGTTGGCCAGTGACGCTTTCAGCCCGGCTGTATCCGCATCATATACAAGTATCACGCGATGGGTGAATCGGCCAAGCAGCTGTATCTGTTCCGGAGTCAGTGCGGTTCCGCTGGTGGCAACGGTATTGCAGACACCGAACTTGTGCATGGACATGGCATCGAACTGACCTTCGACTATATACGCACAATCATACCTTGCAATGGCAGTACGTGCCTGGTACAGACCGAAAAGGTGAGTGCCTTTCTTGAACAACGGCGTGTCCCCGGTATTGACGTACTTGCCGGTGTTTTCCTGCGGGGTCAGCCAGCGTCCGGTATATCCGTTTATGTTGCCCTTGATATCAAAATAGGGAAACATGATGCGGTCCTTGAAAGTGTCGAAGGTGAAGTTCTTCTCGCTTCTCTTCAGGATGTCCGTTTCAAGCAGCTTCTGTTCGGAAAATCCGGCTGCAAGCATCTCCTTTTTAGCCAGGTTACCTGTCGGGGCATATCCAATTCTGAAATCCTTCAGGACTTTGTCATCCAGGCTGAACCCTCTGTCATGCAGATAAAGTTGCGCTTCCGGAAGATGCTTCTCGAAAAAGAATGCGGCGCCTTTCATCGCTATACGCTGCGCTTCACGTTCTTTTACCCTGGCCGTTTCCTCGTCGGACATCACCCGTTCAGGAAGAGAGATTCCCGCACGGCCAGCCAGCCAGGTGACAGCCTCGTTGAATGACATGTTTTCATGATCCTGGACAAACTGGATGACATCCCCTCCCTTGCCGCAGACGAAACACCTGTATGTCTGTCTTGACGGACTGACGGTCATCGACGGATGCCGGTCCGGATGAAACGGGCAGATCCCTATATAATTGATACCTCTCTTGTGAAGGGATACAAACTGGCCGATCACGTCCGTAATCTCGTTGGCATCCTTTATTCTCTGTTTTAATTCGTCATCAATCATTGTTCTTCAAATATGCAAAGTTGACGCGCTGCGAATGCCTCCTCCAGTGTTATGCCGAAATACTTCGACAACGCGATATATTCTTCTTGGTTTATATTTTTTCGGCCATAGAAAATATCCCACCAGCGCATCTGGTTGATGCCTACCTCCTGGTAGAAGGCACGGTTGGGCATGAAATTTTCCGGATGCCGGAATTTCAGTCGGAGAATTTCCTGCACCATATTCCGTTTGACTGTCTGTCCCACTACAATATGCTTCCGGTGCATATATAACTGTACAGCCAATGCGGATCTTCCCAAATGCTCCGCCATTTGTTCCAATGTCTTCTTATTGACATTTTCCCGGACGTATCTGTCCTCATCGGGTTGCCATCTTCCATTGTTCATAGCTTTCTTTCCTCCATATCTGTGTATAGTCTTCATTGAATTCGTATTCAGGGTGCCCGGTGATATAGCAGCAACAGAATTTGATAAATAGTTCCTGCTGCTCCGGTATGACCGAGCCCCCGATATCATAGTAATGCATGACCTTGAGCTTGTCGAGGGCACTATATACCCTCGTCTCAAACTCAAGAAAAGCGTCGACGCCAAGCTTCTCCAAGAAACGGTCTATCCAATCAAGATTTTCCATTCTATATTTCAATAGGCTTTCCATATCGTCAAGGACGTTATCCGCTCCTACAGTTCCCGCGTTTCCTTCAGGCTCCTAATGAACAAGCTCATCAGTTTCACATATAGTCCGGAATCTTCCTTCAGATTATCCGGATTCTTGCCGGTAAGCTGCACCTTCATATTATCCTTGGAGTAGTCATGGCATATAGCCAAATGCAGCTCTCGGTTCCGGTCATCAACTACCGAGACCTTCACTTCCTCCACCACACTCCCCAGTTCTGAGGCATCCAACCACAAATATGACTTTTCATCTGTCTTCAGATGGCAGTACCGATGTACCTTGCCACCTTTACGAATTAACTCCACTTCGACGATTGTCGCTACTTGATTGGTACGCAGAATGCGTACCTTCTGACCTTTTTTCATTGATATTTCTTTTTTATTCATTACTTTTTAGTTTTACGCTAATAAATAATCTATTGTTATTAAAAACTCATATGCTACTCGCGGGTCAATCGCATTTCCGAGGGCGTGAGTTCTGTCCATCCAATTGGGAATCCCATAAACCACTCCATCCAGCCCGGAGTAATATCGGAGGGATTGAACCCAGCTCTCGAAATGTGTGCAGTCAGGTAATTGCTTTTTCGTTTGTCTGAATGCTTTAAAATGCTCTCCCGACGTAACTTTATCCTTTTTGCTTCCGAAGCTGTTAAGGCAGGCAACAATCCAAACTCGCTTCCTTTCTTGAAAAGAGTCCTTACCCGCAGCTGGAACAATAAACGGTTGTACTTCGTAGCCTTCACTTTCCAAATCAAAGCACACTTGCTCGAAGACCACTCCGTCTGCGTTACTAATAAGTCCGAGAACATTTTCAGCGACGACCCATGTCGGCCGACATTCTTGTATAACTCGATACATTGGCGGCCATAAAAAGCGGGGGTCTTCTTGTCCCTTTTGGAGTCCGGCATTACTGAACGGTTGACAAGGGAATCCTCCGGCCACAACATCAACGTTGCCTCTATATTTCTTTGCATTGATTTCATTTATATCTCCATATTTGGGTACATCAGGAAAACACTTCTTTAAAACTTGCAAACAAAACTCATCTATTTCAGACTGAAGTAAGATATCCCATCCGAGGACATCGGCTGCCAAGTCAAAACCACCAATGCCGGTGAATAGGCTTATCATCTTTCTTGTTTTATTCATTACTACTTAGTTTTACGCTAATTCTACAATAGTAAATTCAACTAATTCAGAGGGAAAAATATCAAGAGTTCGCTTTTTACCTTCAGGTAAAACTGAAACTCTTGCATTACCTAAATATTGAAATATACATTGTTGATATCGGTTAAGAACCTTAAATCGCTTTCCATTCTTCTCAATCACCATTCCTTTACTAACAGGTCTTCCTGTTGAATCAACCAACCATTTATCCAGAAAAGATTCCTCCAATTGAGCAATTTTTTGTTTAAGCGGAGCAATCTGTTTTTTATAAGCATCTTCAAAAACTTTAATTTCTGAATAAATAGCTTGTACCTCTTTCGTGAGTTGTTCAGCATCTGCAATGCGGTTGCTGTATTTATCATCTGATTCTTTCATATCTGTTCTGGTTATATTTAAAGTTCACGCATCAACAGAACATCATTATAAGCATCTGCATCTATTTTTTTTGAGCAGATGCTTTTAATTTTGAATCCAGCTTCTAAAATATCAGCAAGATCTTTATCTGATAAGAAAGAACACCTTATCTCAACGTATTCACCAGGCATTGTCAAGCCTACAATCTCTTTTTGTATCCAATACCTAACCCACCTATGTGCGCTTAGGAGATTGAAGATGATTTTCTCTATATTCATATTTATTCGATTACATTACAAAACATGTACAACAGTATGCTCCACTTTCAGGCATTCCCCCGAAGTCAACCCTAATACACAATTCTCCACAAATGACAAATGGCTTATCGCTTATCACTTTACCATAGACACCATAATGTTCGTGAAATACCTCAGAACCCGGTTTCATTGAGTCCAGTGCCTTTTTCATTTTCTCGGAGGTATAAACGGTTATCCATCTGTTTGCATAATTGTAATAAAGCAGTCCGACACCGAGAGAATCGCACATCTTCAATACGGTTTCTTCTACCTGCTACCTGCTGAAGACAACGCTGGTCTGCAGCTTCTGCACCTTAACGTCCGGAAATTTCTTTTTGAATGTTGTTTTGGTTACCATGATTCTTATTATTAGATTGTTATAACTCTTTAAATTCCTGCTCCATCCGGCACTTTCTCACGTAAAGTCCATCAATAATGTACTGGGTACAATACTTGGGAAGGGGGATAACAACAAGATCACGAGTACCCCTATCGGCATCGCGATACACACAACATTCCCTGCTGCTTTTTAGAATTGACTCAAGAAGAGAATTACACTTTTCAATCTCTTCCTTAATGGCTTTGGCCCTTTCAAATGATTCATTTTCCATAATATTCAAAAATAATGGTGTGATGTACATAGGGGTGGGAATTGTTGCTTGGTAGAATACCCCATCAGCTCCAGGTTAAAGATGTCCTCTCCGATTTCTTTCCACGCCGAATATACACCATACATACATTCACGCGCATAGAAAGGCGGCTTGTAGGGGTCGCATACACAGATTATCTGCACATGTGATTTTCTGTTGTATGATACCAGCTTCGTTCTGGAACTGTCGAATAAATCTCCAACGACATGTTGGCCAGGGCGGATATTGTAACAGTAACTGTTGTCCTGATACACGTCAAGGGTCTCCCAAAGATATGTCAGGAAATCTGTCATTTTCAAATCTCTCATATTACCGCATATTAGATAAACAACCAATTGCAAATCCTATTATCCCAATATTTATCATCAAGACGATAATATCAAAGAGAAAGAGAATTCGGTAAGATCCGGATGCTTTCCGCATTGCCCAGACACATAGTATCAAGACTGCCACTATCACAATTAGTGATATCCACAAAAAAACAATCACATTACTCATCACTGTCCTATTTTTGCAAATTGATCTATCTTATCTGCCAAGGTATAATAGCCCATCACCTTTTCATAGGATATGATGCAGACAATGCTGTCGCTGTCATGCTCCACAAGAATAGTCCACTGTCCACCCTTGGCATTCTCATATACCTCGAGCCGAACCGGACGGCTGCGTGGGTATTTCTCATTCATAACCTTAATCTGGTGCTCGATGTCACACTTCAGTGCATCCAAAGAACATTCGTCAGCAATCAGATGTCGGTCAAACTGTTGCACGTATATCTGTAATGCCCTGCCTTTTTTGTTGACACTGGCATAAGTCTTGATGTTGTCTATAAAGTATCTCATAGCATTCAGATCTTATGTATTTACCAAGTATTGCTCCATAAGTTCGGGGATATCTTCTATCATCTTCAGCATGCACTCATGCGGTGCATCGAGAAATGAAATAACAAGGATACTAAGGTCCTGGTCTATCTGCCGAACTTCGTCTACCTGCAGGTAGTCCAGCGCATCAACGGCATCGACGAAAGGAAGATGGCTCTTGAGTGCAAAGCCACAGTTGCATATTACTCTGCCCGAAGCCGTCGGACGTGGAATCCATATCCTGAACTGTCCGTCAGGAGTGGAAATGGAGGAAAAACCTTTGTTATTATTCATATATTCTGTTTATTAAGTTAGTAAATCATCGTCTCATATAGGGGAATCGAACCCCAGTCGCGGCAAATCTTAAGTATACCGCTACCATTTGAATGCAGTATGAGGGGCCGGACTATCTTCGCAGACCGCCACAGCCATAGAATACACATTAAACACAGATGGCACACCTCACGGTGGGCTTATTTCATTTGATTCCGATGCCAGTAGGAAATCATCTCACCCACATTGCGAACCTTGATTTTTGCCTTGATATTCTCCCGATGGCGGTTAACCGTACAAGGCGAGATATGTAGCTCTGCCGCAATTTCATCAGTTTGGCAGTTGGAGGCAATGAACCGGAATACATCCATCTCGCGATCGGTCAGTGCTGTATCAAGCTCCGGTCTGCATATCACCCCTTCATGTTCACATTCACCCCGTAACGGGCATTTGACCTCCTCGAATACAAACTGTCCATCCTTGTTAATGTCAAGATTGTACTGGTCATACTCTCCGAAATTGCATCGGATGAAACGATGAACTACCCGGAATTCATAATGCCAACGATTCATCGTGCTGGCTGAATAGAGCTGCATCAGCCGGGCATGTGCTTTCGGATATCTGTCCCTGATGACAGCAAGCATGTGTTCGATAGTCGGGCGGTCAGCCTCCTTGAGAACAACAGCCGGCTGCCCGAACTCTTTCATCATCACATCACCTTCAGGGGTGTTGTAGAATTCAATATTGGAGATAAATGCTACCATATAATTTGAGTTGCTACACGTCCTTTTCTAATTTCATACCCAACACCTAACAAAGCTCTTTCATATTCAGGTTTTAAATGTCTGCTACTTATGAGGTATCTTGTTTTTCCGCTGCGTACCGCCGCCTCTACTCCAGACATTATACGTTTGAACTCTTTGGGTATCGTTTCCATCATCTTCTCATGTGCAGAAATCATTTGCTTGGATTTTTAATTTTGTTGAATTATGAAAATGTTCTCATATAGTTCTCTTTCCAAAGGTTTGAAGGAGTCTTTTCTTAATTTGTCATAGAATGTAATCAATGACATACCGCTTCTTTTTAGGAACTCGTTACGGAGCTTCAGTCTTGTGGCTTTTTCCATTTGGTCGTAATGGTTCTTAGGTACCATTTTTGATGTTTTTTCGTTCATAATCTTAAATATTACAATTCTTATTCTGAAATTTATAATGCAAATATAGAAATGAATTTTCAATATATGAAATTTATAATTGAATATTTTGAAATTTTGTTTCAAAATAAGTTATAACATATTGATAATCAATAGATATATTTGAGATATGAAAAAGAAAAGTGAATTTCCAATACACCCAGTCATAGATAAGATACGTAAAATCATATCAGATAGAGGTTTAACACAAGGTGCTGCTGCTGAATATGCAGGTACGTCTGCTTCTCAATTCAGTAAAATATTAAGCGGTGAGGTGCAGTTGAGTTTATGGCAACTTTCAAAATTTGCAAGTGCCTTGAATATGGATATAGTAGATGTTTTCACTTATCCACAGAAGTACACCTCTGACGGAAAGACATCCGAAGATGTAGAAGCAATTCTTCAGATAAAATTAAAAAAAGATCGGAAAGACCAAGTGCTTAAATTGGTTTTTGGTGATAACAACTTAGAAATACTAAATAAGTAATGAGAACAATAGAAATATTTTCTGTTTACAAAATTGATAGTTTCATAAAGAAATGGCGTAAGGCATTCCCAACTTTATCTATTCAGAAGGTGGATGAACCAACCTCTAATTGTTATGTACTATTTAAATATGATACTAATAAAACTATGAGATTTCCTTTTGAAGCTATACATGGAGCACATAAAGGGTTCATAGAAGGTTGGATAAAGGAATGCAATCCCCAGAAAATACTTCAGCCAGAAGAGCTTGAACATGAATTGCGAAAAATAGAAAAAGAAAATAATGATGATATACACTAA